TAGCTGAGATAGAAGCCTCAACTGTACTAGCACTCGAAGCAACTTTAGGTACTCTCAATACAGATATGAAAGCAGACTTTGATAGACACTTAACTAGATGGGATATATGGAGCGAGAATATTAGTGTAGTTCAGATACCAGCTACAGCGGATCAGGATATAAACTTACCAGACGTAATAGTGCCTGCTTTACCTACTGGAGCTACAATCTTTAAAGTATACCTACTCTTTAAATGTTCTATTATAAGAGACACTAGCGGGTCAGATAACGGAATAGACGAAGCAGGAACAATAGAAATAAAGAAGTCTGGTGACTCATGGGATGCAGGAGATTCAGAACAGTTAACTGCTTATGTTATTTTAGATAATGCCTGGACTGTAGATGTAACTAATGTAGGTAGAGACAGGGGAGGAGATGCTTTTATAGGAAAGACTGACATCAGTGACGAGGTTGATGGCGCAGATACTTATAATTTAAGGTTAGAGAGCGTATCTGCTGATGGAACTAATTTAGAATTACATGATGTGGCAGTAGGATTAAGGATTCTCTTCTATTAGGTGACATATATGGCTTGGCTTACAGGGTGGAGCTACAGAAAAAGTCACGGTATTACAGGATCAGTAGGCGCTGAAACAGAGTATCAAATGAAGATAGTAGCCCATTATGGTTCTGGTTCAGATAGTGGAGTAGATGTTTACTTAGACAGTAAATCTGAGACTGACTTTGGAGATATACGCTTTACAGATGGTGACGGTTCTACAGAATTAAGTTATTGGATGGAAAGTAAGACAGATAGTGATGTAGCAGTATTCTGGGTTAAAGTAACCGATGACTTAGATAGCAACCAGACTATCTATATTTATTATGGAAAGAGTGGTGAGACAACAACAAGTAATGGTGGAAACACCTTTTTATTCTTTGATGATTTTAGTGGAGACTTAAGTAAATGGAACACAGTTGTTGGCAACCCAGTGATAGAAAATGGACTGTTAAAACTTACAAGTGATGGCGTTGAAAGTCTTAATGCAACGGGTGATGTAGGATATAATCATGCGTTGAGAGCTAAGGTACAAGCTTCAACTACCTCTGCGAAGGTTTTAACAAGACTTGTTTATGAAAAAGACACGACTTTAATTTACCATTCTGTAGGGTTTCAAACTCATCCTTCTGTGGAAGTTAGACATGAAAGTAGGGATAATGATGGGACGGGTTGTGGAACCTATGTAGAAATTGCTTCTAGGGATACTGATTTTCATATTTTTGAAGTAACGCATAGAAGTGATAAAACAAGGTCTTATTTAGACGGTGTGTGGAAGAATGATAATACTTGTGTTCCGACTTCTCCAAGAAATACTTTACATCCAGCATTACAAGAATATGCGGGTATTGAAGCTAGATGGGATTGGGTGTTTACTCGTAAATTTATTGATCCTGAGCCTGTGCATGGGGCTTGGGGAGCAGAAGAAGTACCATTAAAGCCATCCTCTAGTTCTATAGTTACAATAATGGGAGGAATAGGAATGTTACAGACTAGGAGGAAATCTATACTTAAACCATTTACTTCGAGAACGCCTAAATTTAGTCCTAGGGTGGTAATATAGTGTCTGAATTCTGGGACACTGAGAAAGGATTATCAGTACGATTAAAGGATATAGCACATGACTTAGCATGGAGAACATATAACGGAGCTCTAAAAATGAGCTATGAGGAAGCAGGATTCAAGACGTTAGAATGGATCACCACCTTTACTAAAGGAACATGTAAATACTGTGAAAGACAGCATGGAAGAAAGTATAAAGTAGGTCAGTTCTTGCCTCGCATACCACACCACCCAGACTGTAAATGCATTTGGGACTTCTATCCAGGAGAATAATTATGAGCTTTAGAACCATTAGACCTAAACGATCACAATGTGCTTATAGTAGGCATAGATGGGAGACCGTTAATCTAAAGGGAAGACCTATACTAATCTGTAAGAAATGCGGAGCCTTTATAGATAAAAGAATAAAGGATAAAACTATTACTAAGCGAGAAATAAGACAAGCTAAAGGAAAGCCTAGGAAGCCTAGGACTAAAGAAGAAATATTTGAGGAGACGTGGGAGAAGTACCAGCTAGGAGTATAGATAAAGTAGACTTTGACAGACTGCCAAGCAATTTTCCTAAAACTGAGCAGGGTAATAAGAGACTATATTTTGAGATAGCCTTACTAAGGGTAGACTGGAATAGAAAGGAGAAGGATCCTAAATTAGGCTTTAAAGCTAGTAAAGAAGATTTAGTAAATTATTACAAACTGCTTTTAGAAGAAATGAAAAGGAGAGGACTAAAGCCTCCTAAGAAACGACATAGATTAGATGAGTTAGCTAGGAATATAGGCAAAGGTTATATTAGACAGTATAATCATTTTACAGATAGCGAGCAAGTATTCCGAATAATGAAAGAAGTACATCTAGCTTGGGGTTGGAAGGAAGCTGATCTAGGAACTGGAGCATTTAGGAAGCATAGCTTAGTATATAAAGAAAATAATAAAATAGAAGGATTCATACTAGCTAGCATAAATCATGTATTCAAGATTGGAGTAGATCCAGAGAAACAGGGAAAAGGAATAGGAACATCCTTAATGAGGCAGTACCTCTCTACGGCACAGAAAGTAACTTTAGTAGTGAACGAAGTAAATACTAAAGCACAGGATTTCTATCAGAGTATAGGATTCAAGAAGAAGGCTCTTGTGCGATATAGCTACTATGAGCCGACAGGAGTAGGAATAGTGTATGCTTGGGACTCTGGCAAAATAACTAAGAAAGTAGGAACATTTACTCCTCCTAATAAACCAGCATGGAGGATATTCAAGCCAGAAGAAGTATTCTCACTCAGTGATTTTGACCTTCCATACTTAGTAGATATAAAAATGGATGGCATGAGGATACAGACTCATATAGGAGATACTATCCATCTATATAGTGAAGACGAAGGATTTGAGAAGAAGAATAGACTGAAGATAGCAGCTAGTGAACTGAAAGCCAAGTATCCTAAAGGAACAGTAGTAGATATAGAAGGATTAATGCTTAAGAATGGTAAGCCTCTACATAGGACATCTTTTATAGGCTACGTGAATGGTAAGGACTATAATAAGGAGAAAGACAATAACTGTCAACTGTGGGTCTTTGATGTTCTAGAATATAAGGGAGAAGACCTCAGGGATAAGCCACTATCTGAGAGGCTAGAATACTTAAAGAAGTTACCAGATACTGAACACGTTAAAGTAAATAAGGAAAGCAAGAAATACTGGGTAGTGAAGGATAAGAAACAAGCACTAGCAGCTATAAGCAGGGCTAGGAAGGTTCCAGGATCAGAAGGAGCCATGATAAAGACACTGTCTAGTAAACTAGAGCGAGGAAAGAAGGCAGACAATAAAGGATGGGCTAAACTGAAGAATCTGAAGGAAGTAGACTGCATAGTTGTAGATAAAGAACATCCTAAGGAGTCGAAGACAGGAAAGCCTATAGTTGGTACTTGGAACTACCACGTAGCTGCAGGACCATATGAAGGAAAGTGTGGGACTCTGGTAAAAAAGCTAGTACCTAAGAATGTAGTCGAGATTAAAGGAAAGGTCTATGCCTATTTAGGAAAGACTTTTAGTACTTCTATAAATGCTCCTAAAGGAGAAATAATAAGAATTTGGAGTCCAGAAATAAATAAGTATCCAGTAATGACAAAGGAAGGCAAGGAGACAGGATGCTTCTATTATGGAGTATTCCAGCCTAGAGTTATGGAACACGTAAAAGAAAGGAATATACCAGACTCGCTAAATGTACTCAATAATCTAGCAAAAGCAACACTACCTAGGAAGGGACTGATAGAGAAAGATTGGTGTGAAGGGAAAGGCGGGAAATGGATAACAGTAGAAGGAAAGCATATCTGTATAAGCGAGGATAAGAAAATAGCTAGGGACTTCTACGAAAGGACGCTATTAACTCCTGATCATAAAGTAAAGCTTACATATCACGAATCCAAAAAGGAAATGGCTGATTATGCAACAAGTACTTATAATAGTCTGCCGATCAAATTTAAAGGAGAAATAAAAAGTATTCACCTCTCAAATAAGAGAAGAACATTCGAGGATGTCTATGCAGGTAGAATCCCAGAAGACTTTACTGAGTATAAGAATGATTTTGTAGGTGGAACTTGGACACTAGAGAGTAAAAATATAACTATGTATGATAAGGGAAGTAAAGAATCATTCTTACATGAATTAGGACATGCTATAGAACCGACTTTAGGAGATGTAGGTTCTGAAATTTCAGGTAAGTGGACTAGAGTATGGGCTAAAGAAAGGGTGAGTCAGTATGCTAAGAAAAACCGCTTTGAAGGCTTTGCTGAAGCATTTAAGAGGTATAAGACTGAACCACAATTAGTGAAAGCTGGATATCCTGAAACGTATAAATTTATGGAGGAGTATCTTAGTGGTGAGTAATCTAGAAAAGTTTAAGGTTAAAGATGGAGTATGGATAAGGGAAATAGACGAGAAAGGAAGACTAGTGCGAGAATGGTTCTTGCCTAAGAAGAAAGTAAAGAAAGTTAGGCTACTAGAATATGAGGATTTAGCTAAAGAAGGAGAACCATTACCAGAAAAGTACTACAAATTTAAGCCTAAAGGAAGCCACCGCTTCGTTATGCAGAGACATTATCCTACAGGAAAATTGACGCCAGTAAAGAAAGTAGATAAAGCAGATTGGTGTACTCAGGCAGGCGGGAATTGGATTACTGATGACGGTCAGCACATATGTGTAGGAATTAAAGACTGGGATAAAGTGCCAAATAAAGTACGAGGATTAATGACAGAGCCTAGAATAGTACAGGATAAACCAAAGAATGGCTATAAACATCTTGCTAGTGAAGATGAGGTTAGGGATTCTATTGATAAATTACCATTACGAGCAAAGGAAGGTATCTTTACTATTCATATGACAGATGAGACTGAAGGTTCTACAGCTTATATTACAGGTAACTCGATTAATATTAGAAATAGAGAGGTTAGTAATAAGAACATATCTGAGAAGAAAGCACTCTTGGAATTTACTATTCCACATGAATATGGACATAATTTATATGAGCATCTTGATTCAAGTGAGAGGTCTAAATATAGAGGTCTAATAGGGGATAGATACCTTCCTAAAGGAAAAGTGAAAGAAGCATTTGCTGATGACTTTGCATTTACTTTTAGTGATACAATCCTTTATGATGTACCCAAAGAACGTAGGGAGAAGGTGTCCACATTCATACTAGGTTTAGGAAAAAGTCAGATAAGTGAAACAGGAAAATCAGATAGATTACTAGAACTATATACATCTACCAAAATGAAATGTAATTGGGCTTGCCAATTCTTTAACCAGCCAATAGTAAAGGATAATCTAGAAGAAATACTTACTAGCCTACTCAAGAAATTTAGGGATCATATAGACATAAGAATAGAGATAGACAATCACTTAGTAGGCTTTGCTCCAGTACCACCTGTACCCAAAGGACAGACAGCATGGGACGCTTTTAAAGAAAGAATGGAAGTAGGGCAGAGGAGTGAAGCAATACCTAAACATCCACATCCTAAGGAATGGCTTACTAGGGAAGGAAAGATAGAATTTCCAACTATACATGAAGGAGCAAGGCATATAGCAGAGGCTCAGATGGAGGTTCTAGACAAAGGAGAAGTAAAGTTTGGAGTGCAAAGAAATAATCTACATGAGTACTTCTTCTATGGTAAGCACCTTAAAGGCAGATGGGTACTTAGGCTATTAACTGTGGGCACACCTGCTCATAAAGCATGGATCTTTATGAAGCCAGAAGACCAGAAACCTTTGGATCCAGTTGAGCATGAAGATGCAGGCTATACGAAAATTGAGATTATAGGAGAAAAGAAAGCGATACAGAAAGATTGGTGTGAAGGAAAGGGAGGAATCTGGAGGACTATTCGAGGAAATAGAGTCTGTATTCTAGAAGGAGAAGGACCAGGGGAAGCATTCAGGAGACAGCGATTTGCCAAAGTGCCTATACCTAGCCAAGAAAAAGAATGGACTAAAAAGAATGATAAGAAGCTTGAAGAACTTAGGGCTATGAATCCTAGACGTAAGGAACTTTGGAAGAAGTATAATGAGGAATATGATGAGTTACCAGACTGGATACAAGAATCAGTTACTCGTAGAGTTCTATATGGCAGCTATACTACTAATAAAAGTAATCCTGGTGATATAGATGTAATTCTATTTATTGATCCAGAAAAAGAACTCTCAGACGATCAAGTAGAATATTTATTCGGTGAGCTGGAGGAACAATTTGATAAACCTAACCAGGAAGTGAATATTCAGGTCTATCCTGATGAGCAAGATATGAGGGAAGAATATCTTGAGAAGATGAGGATGGGAGCCCTGCCAAAAGATGAGGGAGGCAGAGGCTATAAAAATTATGTGGGGTTACAACACTGAAGGAGAAAGATAAACGAAAGCTGATTGTCCTTAGCATGGCTGCATATTTGAGGAGCGAGTTCAATTTAGATAAGGAAGAGGCTATGCAAAGGGCTGAGGATCTTTATAAAAAGATAAAGAAATCCCAGAGTGGATAGCATGAAAATTGTAGTATTGATTGCTACTCATAATAATGCTTACATTCTACAAAATACCTTAGCAAATTTAGATACTTTAAGACCTCAACCAGACAAGTATATATTCTATGAGAATAACAGCCCAGATGAGACTATAGACGTACTAGCATTCTGGAAGAAGCGATATCCAACTGAAATAATAAGACAGTGGTACCGTAGGGACTCTGTAAAAATTCTAGGCAATCCATACTCTATCATAGCACTAGCCAGACAATACCTTCTGAAAAGAGCTAGACAGATAGATACAGACTATGCAATATTCCTGGATGATGACATAGGAGTACTAGATATAAACTTTCTAGACAAAATCACTTCCTGGGAGAAGGATATAGTAGGAGGACTATACCTAAGGAAGTATCCACGAGGACTATTCTATGGTACAATATGGAAGCTAGATCCAGATAAAGGCTACAAATTTAGTAACAAGATAGTAACTGAATTCCAAGAAGTACTAGCTACATCCACAGGATGCTTATGTCTAAGTAGAAAAATCATACAAGATAGAAGGCTGAACTTTTTACCTCTACCTGAGAACTCCAGTGAAGATTACGGCTACTGTCTGAATGCTAGGAAGCTAGGATACAAGGTCTATGTAGATCCTAGCATAAGGCTTAACCACTACTATAAACGATACAATTATAAACCCTGGGTAGTAGATCCTAAGAAGAAATATGATCCAGCGGATATACCTTATGTAGACTTTAGATATCCAGAATAGAAGTACTAGGAATCTACATCATATAGAATATTTCTTACCTTAGAATCATCTATCATATCAGAAGCCTTATGACCTTCTAGTCTAAGTAAAACCCAGTGTAGATACTCATGGTTAAGTGTCATCTCTAAACTATATTCAGGAGTAGCTGAAGACAAACAAATTCTATTTCTAGGGAACCAACTATATTCAGCAATATATTCCCAGGAAGACAGCTTCTTAACGACTTTGATACTAGGACTATGCTTTAAACCGAAATATCCAGCATAGATAATACTACTAAGAAAGATTGAGACAGCAGTAGGTATCCCGATTATTAGCAAAGTGCTCAAAGGATCCATTTATAGACCTTCTAATGTGAGAATATACGTTTATAGTGAATAAGTCTATCCACATCATCTATTAACTTACCTAAAACATGCGTACAGTGTAGTGGTAAGTAGAAAGTCCAGTGATGTAGGTACTCATGGAATAAAGCTTCTATGAGATCATAGGTGTTTCTTACATTCTCTATACTTAGTACTATCAGGGAGAATTCTGCACAATAGTAGGCTTGCCATTTCATCTTCTCAGTCCTTTTATCATATGCTACATTTAAGCCAGGCGAATTAGACCATACAGTACTAACCATTAAGAATACATCTCCTTAATGGCTTCTAACATCTTTAAGAAAGCTGGCAGCTTCTTTTCTTCTCCTAGGATGTCTACTATCTCCCAGAATAATCCATACTGCTTAGGAGTAAGTGAAAACGATAAAGTCTTAGGTTTACTCTTCCTTGCCATTTAACTCATCCAGCTTCTCAATTATAGGAATAAGATCCTTAAGGTACTCCATAGCCATCTTCTCTATGAACTCATTAATACGAGTACCATTTAGACCAGCTGCTCCTTTAATCAGCTTCCATACTCTGTCTTCAATACTAATAATCTTCTTATGTCTCAAATTAGAACCAACTACTAAGTAGGTAGAAGTAAGGAGTGTTATATAAATATTATGATTCTTAAAATTTATACCAATCATATATACGCTTATGAAAAGCACTATCTAGTATACAGTATGTTATATAGGAGAAGAAGACTAGGACTACAGAGATCCTCTCTGTCCTAGCGCTCCTACTGTAGGTATAAATATGTCTGAAGACATTTGGAGACATCCAATCACACAGGAACTTTTAAGTCAGATACCCACTCAACCGAATATAAGAACACCTTTCACTTTCACTATACCAATAGCTAAGCAGTGGCAAGATGAAGAACGCTTTATAGTTGCAGGCTATGCTAGTGTAGAAGTGATAGATAGCCAGAATGAATTAATACCTATAGAAGCACTCAAGAAGGCATGGGAGCGCTTCTCTTCTAATCCACAATTTATGAACTGTAGTCTGATGCACTCTAATATCTCAGTAGGTAAGGTGATACCTGACTATACAGATAGTGAAGGAACAACCTGGAAGTCTGGAGTAGATGAACAAGGACTATTTATAGTTACAGAAGTAAGAAAGGATATTAAGAAAGGAGCAGAGACTAGGGAACTAATTACAGCAGGAAAGCTTAAAGGCTTCTCAATAGGAGGGGAAGCATTAGCCTCAAGTATGGTCTGTGAAGGTAAGTGTTATACTAGAATAGACAAACTAGAACTACATGAAATCTCTTATGTAGATAGACCAGCAAATGCTCCTTCTGTATTCACTATCCTTAAAGCAGACAAATTAGTAAAGCTAGCCACTCTGGCAAAAAATCTTCCACATTTTATAATTAGTCCAGGAGTAGCTAAGCTAGTAGGTAGTACTGCAGAACTAGGAGAAGGACACGACTTTGACATTCTAATAAGTGCTAAGAAAGGATCCTTTATAGATAGGGCAGTACAAACCAGAATATACAATCACTTAAGAAAAATAGGTAAATTAGACCTGTGGGATCACGTTCAGATTATACACGAGCCAGAAGGCTTAGGACCATATACTGACCATCAAGATCTATATGATCTAGTACTGTTACGATCCAGCGACCAAGTACGGTCTATGGATGTATCCGATCTACTAGCAGACGGTGGCGTTGGGCTAGTAGACGTAAATGATGCGCTAACAAATATAAATAAAGGAATAAAGAAAATGGCAAATGACAAGAAACCTGAGGAAGAAGAAGAGAAGAAGAAAGGAGACGTTATTATAAACGCTGAAACTAAGGAACCAGAAGAAGACGATGAAAAGAAGAAAGCAGAATTATCTCAGTTTGAACTCGAGTTATCTGCTAAAGTAGATAAACTAATTGACCTTATCGCTAGGGCTGAGGAAAGCGGAGATTTAGAGAAGATGCTATTTACTAAACCCTGCCCTCAAAAATACCCTAAGCCGAAGGATGACGAAGATAAGAAAGCAGAGAAGCCTGATGAAGAAGAGGAAGAAAAGAAAGCAGTTGAAGACGAGGAAGAGGAAGAGAAGAAACAAGAGAAAAAGCCAGAGAAGTATCCATACGAAAAGAAAGTAGAAGATGAGGAAGAGGAAGAAGAGAAGAAGCAGGATGAAAAGCCTGAAGAGGAAGAAGAAGACAAGCTCAAGAACATGGTTGCTTCTGCAATCAGTAATGCTTTTGAGACGTATGGAATAACAAAGGCTAGGAAACGTACTAAAGTCCCAGATCCAGCGAAAGCAGGAGCAGTAGACCTTAGTATGGAGAAACTCTTTAAGACACCTTGGAACCAATTACACAAGATAGCCAAAAATTATGGAGGCTAAAAGAAAATGAGAATACCACGATTTGAAACTATGGATGAACTGATGAAGTTCTACTATGGAAGTAATCTCCTAAGGAAATCAGACAGTCCCATTACTAGTGGCGACACTGCTTACTTTAATACCATCTACGGTAAGAAAGTATGGAGTCAACTAAACCTAGAGGCTAACGCTTTCGCTATTCTACCTAAGCAACCCTGGACACAGTCTGGTTGGAGAGTAATCCACACAGCTGCTGTCAGTACTGCAACTGGTGGACAAACTGAAGGAGCTACTATGCCTGTCACGGTTGAACCAACACTTTTAGAAGTAAGCACAGCACCAAAAACTGTTATACATGGATTTAAAGTGTCAGAAGTAGGCGAGTTCTTATCTGGAGTAGATGACGCAGTAGACATACTGCCATTCTTGAGAGAAGAATTCGGTAAGGAGCACGCTN